CAGATAGTATTAAACAACAAATTGAAGATGCGATGTATGCTGACCAAGGCACGAAATATCGTGAATCATTAGGTAAATGGCTTCCATTAATGTCTGATGCGTATCGTGCATCAGATTTAAAGCCAGTGAGAACCCATTTAGGCGCATCGTTAATCGGTGACCCCTGTGACCGTAAATTGTGGTATTCCTATCACTGGATTAAACCTGAGAAATTCTCAGGTAGAATGCTACGATTATTTAACACAGGTCATTTAAGTGAAGCAGTATTTATTGCAATGCTGGAATGCATTGGTGCTGAGATTAAACAATTTGACCCTGAAACAGGTAAACAATTTAATTTTAGCCATGCTAATGGGCATTTTGGTGGTTCTAGTGATGGTATTGCGGTCAATATACCTAACTTGGATGAATCCTGTTTACTTGAGTTTAAAACGAATTCATCTAAGACATTTAAAAAGCTCGTTAAGGAAGGTGTGGCTAAATCTAAGCCTGTCCACTATACCCAAATGCAGATTGGTATGGATAAACTGGGTTTGAAATATGCACTGTATATGGCTATCAATAAAGATGATTCCGATATCTATGTTGAGATTATTGAACATGAGAATTATGTTGCTGGGATTCATTTAGACCGTGCAGAAGAGATTATTTATAGCGCACTTCCACCACAAAGGATGCATGATAGTGCTGAGAAGTTTGAATGTAAATTCTGTGACTTTGTATTCTTATGTCACATGAGTGATGTGGATAATGTGGATGTCAATTGTCGTAGCTGTGAATATAGTCATCCAAGTAAAACCGATTCATCATGGCAATGTGCTAGATTTAACTGTGATATCCCTAAAGAGAATGCATTGATTGGATGTGATAAATGGACAATGCGTCAACTTTCATAGCACCTAATCCTGCCACAAAAAAGGCATTATCACTTAAATGCACCTGTCCGATAAATGATAATCGAGATAGAACGGATGGGTGCTATTGGTATAATTTGGATTGTAAGGTACATAATGATGTCACAAGTAAAACTACGATGTTATCAACAAAGAGCCATTGATGAAACGCTTGCCTTTATTCGTGCGGGTAAAGGTAATCCTGTTATTGCAGCTCCAACGGGAACGGGTAAAGCCTTACTGCTTGCAGGGTTAATTAAGCAATTATTATTTGAGTTCCCACGACTTCGAGTAGTTGTGGTTACTCATGTGAAAGAATTAGTTGAACAAGATTACAACGAACTTGAAAGACTTTGGTCAACAGCACCATCAAGTATTTATTCTGCGGGTCTTGGTAAAAAAGATATTTCCCAAATCACATTTTGTGGAATTGGAAGTATTGCCAATAATGCAGATTTGCTCGGTAAAGTTGATTTGGTTATTGTGGATGAAGCACATTCAATTAGCGGGAATGAAACCACTACTTATGTGAAGTTTATTAAGGCTTTAGAGGCTAAGAATAAATATCTTAAGGTAGTTGGGTTATCTGCAACTTGTTATCGTTTAGGGCATGGTTTAATTACAGAGAATCACCCAATCTTTGATGGTTTCTCAATTGACTTAACGAGCTTTCATGAATTCAATTGGTTTATTGAACAAGGCTATTTAGCCACCTTAACGTCTAAAAGAACTAAATCTCAATTAGATGTCACAGGTGTGAAAATCACTGCGGGTGATTACAATTCAAAACAATTAGCGCAAGCCGTTGATAAAATTGAAGTCACTCGCGAAGCATTAAAAGAAGCCGTGATGTATGGTCAAGACCGTAATTGTTGGATATGTTTTGCCACAAGTATTGACCATGTTATACATATCACAGATATGCTTAATGATGAATTCAATATCCCTTCTGTGGCAGTGCATTCAAAAATGACGGGTGAAGAACGCGATACCGCTATTCAAGATTTTAAAGATGGTAAGTATCGCTGCGCAGTAAATGCAATGGTCTTAACAACAGGAACTAATATCCCACAAATTGATATGGTGATTGATTTAGCTCCTACTACATCAACCGCTAGGTACATCCAGAGGTACGGAAGAGCCACACGCCCTGTCTATGCACATGGTTATGACTTATCGACCAAGGAAGGGCGGTTAGAAGCAATTTCAGCGGGTATAAAACCTCATGGTGCATTGTGTCTTGACTTCTCAGGTACGATTGCGCGACTAGGGATGATTAATGACCCAGTGATACCTAAAAAGAAAGGTGAAGGTAAAGGTGGTAATCCTCCCATTAAAACCTGTATCTATTGCCAAACCATTAGTCATCCTTCTGTGAGAGTGTGCCCAGAATGTGGTCATGATTTCCCATTTGAAGTTAAGATAACTCACACGGCATCAACACAGGATATTATTGCTAAAGAACCCCGTACTAAAATCATTAATCATGAAATAGAGGATGAATGGTATGAAGTTTATGATGTGCAATATTCAAAACACATCATCCGTAAAACGGGTATACCAATGCTTCGCGTGGAATACAATTCTGCGACACTGGGTGCGACTGAATGGGTAGGTTTTGAGAACCCTTTAGGTTCACCTCAAAGGGGCATGGCATATGGTTGGTGGTCAAAACGGGTCATTGGTAAATGCCCGAAATCAATTGACGAGGCGATGGCGTATGTGGCACAATTACCTAAACCAACAGAAATATTGGTTTCACAAAAAGGTAAGTACCTTAATGTAAAAAAGGTTAAATTTGCAGATGGGTTCATTCCAGAAAATGTGGATGAAATAATTATTGATACGAAATCAGCATCAGAATTTACTGAATCTGATATTCCTTTTTGAGATTTAACATGGGTATTATTGATACGATTTTTGAAAGAATAGGGTTAATAGTTATGATGAGTGGTAGCTATGCATTCGATAAAGATGGTAACGCAATAGAAGGTGTGAACATTCGTTATTCAACCGTCTTAACGCCATTAGAGCAAACAGAATATGGTCGTGAAGCAAGAAGACTTGCAAAGCGCAGAGAAAAATATGAGCGAGAGAATGAAGCTCGTAGGTTAAAACGAGCAAAAGAAAGGGCAGAAAACCCTCAAGCAGTTAAAGAAAAAAGACGACAAGACTATCTTAAATATGGGAAACAAGCAAATGAAGCCAAGCGTGAAAGACGGAGAAACAATGCAAGCATATGATGATGTGATGTCTATATTTTTAGGTTATTTCCTATTGTTTTGCTCAATCCTAATTATTGGTATGACCATTAACCTTAAATTTGGTGAGTTCTATGCTATTTTATTTGGCATTGCATCAGGTCTTGCTGTATTAGCACACGGGATTCGTCATGTACGTTAAAATACTAAGTGAACATGGATATGAATGGGCATTAAGAGGGATGGCGTATAGCTACCTTGATGAATCAGCTAATATTGATGAATGGTGGGAGACACAAAAAGAAAAGTCCATTAAACGAGCTGAAGTGTTAGCCAATAAAGATGGTGGTCACAATAAGTTCCTTCGCAGCATTAATTTGTGGATGGATGTTCGTGCTACTCGTGCATTTTGGGCAGAGTTTGATACTTATCAATTCATTACTAAGAATTCAGCTAGTACAATGCATAAGCTCAATAAACGCGCACCAACACATAAAGACTTTTCAACTAACACACCTCGCATTGCTGTGGATATGTTCCGTGTAGTTTGGCAATCGTATAAAGATGGTGATATTGGTATTGTGCAATTAAAAGATGCATTACCTGAAGGCTACTTACAGACTCGTGAAGTGACAATTAATTACCAATCACTAAGAACAATTATTGCACAAAGAAAAGGTCACCGATATAAATATTGGGATACCTTCATTGAACAATTGATGTCACAGGTAGAACATCCAGAACTATTGAGAGACCTATTATGAGATTTACAGAAATCGTAGAAATTGATTTAAACATATGGATTAATCAACCATACTTTGATTCACAGTCAAATAAAGCTAGTCTTTTTGATGTCGCATTTGATAAAATAATTTCAGTTTTAGATGAACCAGAGATGTCATATGGTTTCTAATTTTCACAATCTTGAAGACGGGGGAGAGAACATGAGCGAAATGTCGTATAACCAGATTAGGGCAAGTTTAAGCGAATTTAGCAATACTGATATCGCTGATTTCTGTGTGCATTATTTGCGTGAACACATTAGACGTGATGCAAAAATATCTAGAACGTATATTGCAATGACACACGATTTACAAGCCGTAGTTGATGCGATTGCTGTCAACATTGAAAAAAATAAAACAACTTGGGAATGATTATGGAATTTATAAAAGGCACAATTGCTTATTTGATAATGTTGGGCATAATTGGTGTGAGTGTGGGTATAGTAGCTAGAATTGCTATGTTTGTTTATTTGATGGGTATTTGATAATGACTAAAGCTCACATACTGGAAAAAACAGAATCATTCGTTATTCGATATCCAGAAGCAGTCCAATTTACAGATGACCAATTATCTATTTTTTGGCTTCCTAATGAAGTCAATGTTGAAAAAGATATCAATTCAATTCTAACTGAGTTCTCAGAATCAGAAAAACATGGTGTTATCACAACACTAAAGCTATTCACACTGTATGAGCTTAAAGCTGGTTCAGATTACTGGTGTGGACGATTCATGCGTACTTTTAAACGTCCAGAACTTCAAGCAATGGCTAGTACGTTTGGTATGTTTGAGCTTGCTGTGCATAAAGTATTCTATAATAAAATCAATGAGCTTCTTCACATCAACACAGATGACTTCTATGAAGATTATGTAAATGACCCTATTTTAAAGTCACGCATGGATTTCATTGATTCTGTTGTGTCAAATAAAAATGATTTAGTTTCGCTTGCTGGCTTTAGTATTGTAGAAGGTGCGATTCTTTATTCATCCTTTGCTTTCTTAAAACACTTTCAGTCACAAGGTAAGAATAAACTCACAAGTGTTGTGCGTGGAATTAACTTCTCTGTGCGCGATGAATCCCTTCATTCAATTGCAGGTGCTTGGGTTTTTAAAACCCTTAAGTCACAGATGAAACTCAAAGCCGTGCGTGAAGATGCACTACTGGATGAGATTATTGAAATTGCAGAAACCATTTATGAACATGAATCACGAATCATTGATATGATTTTTGAGAAAGGGGATATTGATGGTATTAAAAAAGAAGATATGAAATCATTTGTGAAATCGCGTATAAACATTTGTTTAAACCAATTAGGTTATTCCGACATTTTCACAGTAGAATCAAATCCTATTGCTGATTACTTCTACAAAGGTTTAAAGAATTATGCATTCAATGATTTCTTTGTGGGCATGAGTGCTGAATACAATCGCAACTGGGATGAAACCGCTTTTACAATTAAAGGTAAGTATAAAAATGTCGAATAAATACACACAATTATCACAAGAAAGAAAAGAGCTGCAAGAAAAAGGTTTAGTTCCAGATTGGTATATCACAGGTGGGTATCAACTCTTTTGTGATAGATATGAATACGATACTAATGGACGTAGTGTTCGTGGTCAATTTGAGCGTATCGCTAAAACAGCATCACAACACTTAAAGCATATTGGCAAAGAAAGTATTGCTTATGATAAGTTCTTTGAATTGCTTTGGAAAGGCTGGTTATCACCTTCAACACCTGTGCTAAGTAATACAGGAACAAATAAGGGTTTACCCGTTTCATGTGCAGGAAATGTAATTGATGATAGTGTTGATGGTTTTTATTCATCGCTTAGAGAAGTGGCAATTCTAACCAAACAAGGTTTTGGAACAGCAAGTTATCTAGGGTTGATTAGAGGTAGAGGTGCTAAGATTGCAGATGGCGGCACAGCATCAGGTGTTGTTCCTGTTTTCAAAATGCACGTTCAAATGACTCGTGAAGTGAAACAAGGAAATACTCGTAGAGGTGCATGGGCAGGTTACTTACCTATTGACCACGATGATTTTGATGAACTTTGTGACCACATTCATGCTGAACCCGATGATGCTAATGTGGGTTGGAATGTGTCTGATGACTTTGTGACTAAGTTAAACAACAATGACCCCGAAGCATTAAGACGTTATCAACGTGCATTGAAACTTAAAATGACGACAGGTCGTGGGTATTTCTTCTTTCCCGATAAAGTGAATCGTCATTCACCACAGATGTATCGTGACCTTGACTTAAAGGTACTTGCAGCGCAGCTTTGCTGCGAAATAACCCTATTTTCAGATGTAAATCATACATATACCTGTATTTTATCATCTATGAATCTAGCAAAATATGATGAATGGAAAGATACGGATGCAGTATTTTGGTCAACAGTATTTCTTGATTGTATTTGCGAAGAGTTCTTAACTAAAGCACGAAACATGAAAGGATTAGAGAAAGCAATATTATTCACAGAAAAAGGTCGTGCATTAGGTCTTGGTATGTGTGGTCTTCATACTTATATGCAAGACAATAATATTATTTTTGAATCACTTGATGCACAATTCAAAATGTGTGAAATGATGGAGGTCATTCAATCTGAATCAAAACGTGCAACAAAATGGATGGCGCGTGAGTTAGGTGAGCCTGAATGGTGTAAAGGTTATGGTGTGCGTAATACCCATACCAATACTTGTCCACCAACTAAATCCACAGCGTTGATTATGGGTGGTGTTTCAGAGGGCATCAATCCTCTCCCATCTTCAACTTTCACACAACAAACAGCCGCAGGTGAAGTAGATAGAATTAATCCAAGTCTCGTGAATGTGATGCGTAAGAAAGGCGTATTCAATCGTGAAGAGATTGAGAAAATCATTGATGATAATGGCTCAGTGCAAAACTGCGATTGGCTTGATGACCATGAAAAAGCAGTATTTAGAACGGCATTTGAAATGAATCAGCACACATTGCTTAGATATGCGGCAATTAGAAATAAATATATTGACCAATGGCAATCAATGAACCTATTTATTCCTGCTGATACACCAGAAGAGATAATTTCTGAAATTCATGAAGAAATGTTTAATAATGAAGAAATAGAAGGTAGTTATTATATCTATACAAAAAGTGGCTATAGCCATCAAGCTAAGTTACAATGTGAATCTTGTCAATAATTGAAATTAACCTACTGTGATGGCACAGTAGGTTTCCTAAAAGGATATTTATGTCACGAAAAAGAGCGCAGAAAAACATTACGCAAAAATGGGAAGCATTCAGTGAAGAGATTATTCCCAACAATCATCAACGTGAACCACAGGAAGTAAGACCTAAGAATGCAAAACAAGCGGCATACCTTCGGTCAATTGAACAAAACATAATCACAATAGGTATCGGTGCAGCGGGAACTGGAAAGTCTTATGTAGCATTAAGCTACGCAGCTCAACAACTTCAATTAAAAAACATTAGCAAACTCGTTATCACACGCCCCATTGTGGAAGCAGGTGAGAGTATTGGATTCCTTAAAGGTGAATTAGAAGATAAAACCGCACCTTATATGCTACCAATGCTTGAGATTCTCAATCGTAGACTCGGTAAGTCCACTGTGGATTATTACCTTAAAAGAGGTATCATCGAATTTAAGCCTCTAGCGTACCTTAGAGGCACGACATTTAACGATGCGGTAGTTATATTAGACGAAGCTCAAAACTGCTCTGAGAGCCAAATGCGGATGTTTTTGACCCGTATTGGGGAAGGAGTCAAGGTGATAATTGACGGTGACTTAGACCAACAAGATATCAGTGAGCGTAGTGGTCTTGCGGATGCCATGCGAAGACTCGTGTATGTTAATAGTGTGGGTATTATCAAGTTTGATGTTGAGGATATTGTGCGAAGTGGTATTGCTAAAGAGATTGTGAAGGCGTATATGCGATGATGTTCAAACGTAAAGCAGGTTCAAAATACTCAGCTATTAAAACTGTTGTGGATGGTCACACATTTGATTCTAAGGTTGAAGCAAAGCGATATGAATTCCTTAAGGAAGAACAGCGACTCGGAAGAATTAAGGATTTAGAGCTTCAACCTCGATTTGTGCTAATGGATGGGTTTAAGCGAAAAGGTAAAACACATAGGAAGACAGAATATGTTTCTGATTTTAAATATCTTAAAGGCTCTGATGTTGTGATTGAGGATACTAAGGGATTATTAACAGACGTGTATAAGTTGAAAATAAAACTATTTTTATCACAGTTATCCAATGATATCGTTTTTAAAGAAGTCTATTGGAAAGATAAGCAATGGGTGGAGGTTGATAGATGAATTGGATAATTATCACAGTAGCATTAAACGGGACTGCGATGGATTTAGATAAATTACATTTTAAAACTATTGCAGAATGCACCCATAAAGCGATAGAATTACAACACTCCAATGTGACTAATTTGCTAAATAGTAATGCAAATAAACGATGTGTAAGGAGTAAAAAATGAATGAACAACCATTTGATGTAGTTTTATATGGGCAATTAATGTTAGCCGTTGCCTTTTTGCATTATTTATTTTTTCCACCAGATGATACGTTATGAGTAGAATTGAAGATAGTATTTGTGAAGTGTTAAAATTCACAACTGAAGAAAAAATAGCACAACAACTTGAAAGAGAATTTAAGCAACGTGCTGAGACTGGATTGAAAAAGTATGGTGTAACCCTTGAGCGAACAGATTTAACTGAAGCACAGTGGTTGCAGCATTTAAAAGAAGAGCTGATGGATAGCATTTGTTATGCGGTTAGACTTCTAAATAGTGAAGAAGATGTAAGTTATAAATTACTGTTAACTAATCTTAGGATTGAGAATACTAATTATTTGATTGAAATAACCAAAAAACAATTTGAATTAGGATTTATCAATGAAGAAGGTTTGCCTTAATAGCAATTGTCCGAGTAAGGATATGTGTCAATTATTTTCACGCAGTGCAGAACATAAAGGCACTGTGCGATATATGTTTAATCTAATGACTAATGTGCGGAATAGTTGTTTTACGCCATTTTATAAAATGAGGGTTTCATGAGTAGTGATGATAGGTTTGCTTTTTTAATTCATGTGGTGGAAGATTTACAATGCCGTGTGGAATCACTTGAAGCACAACAAGTAGGTAAAGTTCAATCAGGTAAATTGACAAGAAATAACCCTCTTGATGCTGGGCAAGATGTGTATGCTAGTGAAGACATCGTTATCTTTGCTGGTACGAGTAAAGTTATTCACACAAATCTAAGAATTGATGTACCAGAAGGCTATGTGGGTCTCCTTTGGTCTCGCAGTGGTCTTTCCGTAAAGCACAACATAGAAGTAGGTGCTGGGTGTGTCGATAGTGGATACACAGGTGAAGTGATGGTTCATTTGTACAATCATGGTTATGATGCGTATAATGTGAAAGTAGGCGATAAGATTGCACAGTTACTCACAATACCTGTGAATTTAATCAACTATCAAGAAGTGGATGAGCTAAGTAATTCAGCTCGTGGTGATAATGGTTTTAACTCAAGTGGATATTAAAATGGGAAATATTGTTGATATGTTAGATAGTTGGGACGCTGATTTGTTAGATGATTTCATGTCATTAAAAAATGATTATCGTGACCTTGAACGTAAATTAAGAACACAAATAGCCATTAATGCTGTGAATGAAGTTAAATTAGCGGCTGCTGAAATCAGAATTGACGAGCTTGAAGACGAAAACGAAGACCTCGTTGAGATGTACGAAGAAGCACTTCAGATGATTGAAGACGATGAACCTGCACCCGATGCGGAAGAATTATGTGGATTATTTAATCGCCATATCGATGATGTCGTTAAATACCTTCAAGACCAAAAGTATGTGATTTTAGAGGACTAGAACTCCGTGACTTAATTCGTGATATGTGGTATGCTTGCCCGTATCACGAATTTCTAGTTATAAGGATGTACTCAAATGCCGATTAATCAAATACAAGCAGACAATCTGAAAAAACACGAAGGTTTTCGTGCTAAAACATATCACTGCACAGCAGGAAAACTCACCATTGGATACGGTTATAATTTAGATGCCAATCCACTTCACTTATCTGAAAATGAATTGCAATCACTTAAAGCGGTTGGAATTACAGAAGAAAAAGCAGACCGTCTATTAAAACTCTGTTGCACACAAGTTGAAGAAAAACTAATCAAAGCATTACCTTGGTTCATCAAATTAGATAACAATACACAATATGTGTTAATTAATATGGCATTTAATTTAGGTGTACAAGGCTTACTTGCATTCAAACACACGTTGAAACTCATTGAAGAAGGCAAAACAACTCAAGCGTCTATTGAAATGATGGATTCTAAATGGGCAAAACAAGTTAAATCTCGTGCTATTGATTTAGCATTAATTCTTAAGTCAGGTAAAATACGATGAGTGAATTCTGGCAAGGCAAACCAGAGAACACTGAACTGACTCGTCTTCTTCAAACGGAGTCCACTGTGGACAATCTCGAAAAAGATTTAACTGAGATAAAAGATACAGTGAAACGGTTATGTTCACAGTTATCTGATATAGCACTAAGTATGAATACTGTAGTCCTCAAATTAGATGAGCGTGATAGACGTTCACAAGAAAACTCCGAACTTACAAAAAAGACTTTTGAGCGGTTTGGTACTAAAATAGATAACCTTGAACAAAAACTAAATGAAACCGAACTTAAGATGGTGCATACTGGTTTTTTAGAAAAAAAAATAATTGCATTAGAGAAATTAATCTATTGGGCAGGTAGCGCAATTGCTACTGCGATGGGTGCAATTCTTTTTTGGTTTATACAGAACACAATACATCCAAACGGATAATTGCTTTACAGAGAACCTTGACTTGTTATAAAATCAATTCAAGGTTTTTTATTGCTTAAAATTTATGGAGAGATGAATGGCTAAGTATATTAGCTCATTTGACTTAGCGCATTATTGTGACTGGTCACATGATAATATTTTAGAATTGCTATATGAAAATGATTTGGCATCAGAAGATGATGTGCTTGTTAAAATCACAGAATCAGAATACCGATTGATTTGTAATGTATTTGAAGATGATGTCAATACAAAGATTGAACGGTATTTTGGTGTTCAAGAAAATATTAAATTTCATTTTGATTTGTTTGGTGGTGAAACCGAGATACGACCAAAGAAACAAAAGCAACAGGCTATTATTCCTTCACGCACATGGGAAGAGCCAGACTATCTACCTAACTTAGAAGATTCACAATCACACCAATATAACCTGTGGACATCATTCAATCAGCCTTTTGATGAAGAACTTGTGTTCGATATTGAGATTTATGGTAATTACTTCCTAATATTCTTTGTTGGATATCGCACGGGTAAATGCTATTACTTTGAAAAGTATGATGATTATGAATTAGATATCCCTTTACTTACATGGTTTGTGAACAACCATACCCTAATCAGCTTTAATGGCATCAAGTTCGACTCTGTTATCTTAGCAATAGCATTGCATGGGAAAAGTTTTTCCGAGCTATGGCGAGCCACTGAGATGCTTATTTTGGAGGAATCAAGACCCTATCAAGTCTTAAAACATTTCAAGGTTAAGCAACTTGATTTAGACCACATTGATTTGATTGAGGTATCAAAAGGTAAGGCATCATTAAAACAATATGCTGCAAGACTCAATTGCCCAAATATTCAAGACCTTCCATTCAAAGCAGGTATTGATTTAAATTATGACCAGATGACTATTGTGCGTAGGTATTGTCTTAATGATTGTGAAGCAACAGCCTATCTTTATAACTTTCTTTACCCACAAATACAGCTTAGAGATAGTGTGGGCAAACAGAACAAACTTGATATTCGCTCAAAATCTGATGCACAGATGGCTGAAGCCATTATCAAGAAAGAAGTTGAAGGTTTCTTAGGTCGTGAAATCTATAAAGGTAAAGTTGATGAGAATGCGATTATTACTTATAGCGCACCTAAGTTCATTGAGTTTAAAACACCAGAACTTCAAAAAGTATTACAAGACTTAAAGACTGAGCGATTTGAATTTGTGGGCGGTAAGATGCGCTCAGAGCTTCTTAAGAACACAATAATTACTATTGATGGTGTGGGATATCAACTTGGTTCAGGTGGTTTGCATTCAACTGAGAAATCAATATCTCACTTTTCAGATGATGATTTCGAGCTTATTGATGCTGATGTGACATCGTATTATCCATCAATCATTATGTTACTTCAGTTATACCCAGAACAACTGGGTAATATATTTTTAAAAGTATATAAAGGCGCATTAGATAAACGTGTTCACGCTAAGAAAGTAAAAGATAAGATTATCGATGCGTGTTATAAAATTTTGCTCAATGGGTCATTTGGTAAGTTTGGCTCTGAGTATAGTATTTTATTTGCACCAAAGCTCTTAGTTGCTGTGACGGTGACAGGTCAATTATCCCTTTTGATGCTTATTGAGCGATTACACTTAGCAGGTGTGCAATGTGTATCAGCTAACACAGATGGTGTGGTAATTAGGTCACCACGCAATAGTGAACTTGTAACGGATATCATTTCACAGTGGATGCATGATACGGGATTCAATATGGAATATACGCATTATCAGTCTATTCATAGTCGTGATGTGAATAACTATTTTGCCATTAAAACCAATGGTGAGATTAAACGTAAAGGTGCTTACTCCTATTACACAAAACCATCCGAGCTTGAGATTGATAAAAATACATCTAATATGATTTGCTCGGAAGCTGTTGCTGAGTTTTTAAAGAATGGAACGTCTATTGAAGATACAGTGAGAGGATGCACTAGAATGAATGCGTTTTTAACCCTTTGTAAGGTCGATGGTGGCGCAGTAAAGGATACAGAATACTTAGGTAAGGTTGTACGCTTTTATCACAGCACAGCGACCAACACAGCTCTTATTTATGCTAAGACTGGTCACACTGTGCCGATGTCTGAGAAGTGTAGACCTATGATGCGATTAACAAAAGAGATACCTATTGACTTAGATTATGATTGGTATATCACCAAGTGCTATGAAATATTGAAAGATGTTGGATTTAAGTAAAATTTAATAAACCGATGATAAACTGCATCTTCCTTAGTTTGGAAATGATGTTATGAAAAATGAAATAAGAATGGAGAGACTCTTATGATTACCGCAGCAGTGTTAAGTTTGTGTGTTATTGGTACAAGTGAACATGAAGGCTATCGCAAGATGCCGTATCATGATAGAAATGGCGATATCTCTGTGGGATATGGTTATAACTTAACAAAGAATCCTTTGGAATTATCACCGAGACAAATTAAGATTATTCATCGTCAAGGTGTGTCAAAAGAAAAGGCTGAATTCTTTGTGAGTGAAATGTGTAATCGTTTGGATACACAATTGCAAGAAACATACAGTTGGTATTCTCAATTACCTATTACTTCACAGTATGTGATGCTGGACATGGGGTATAACATGGGTCTGGGTGGATTAGGTAAATTCACAAAGACAATTAAGTTAATTGAGAATAGACGCTTCACACAAGCATCACAAGAGATGCTTAAATCAAAATGGGCAAGACAAGTTTATGGACGCGCTATTGATTTAGCGAGTATCCTTAAAAGTGGTCATATAGCCTAAGGAAATAATACCCCGAAAGGGGTATTATTATTACTTCTTCTTTTTAGCTTTAAACTTACCAGCCTTTTTATCTGCCGCTACAAAATCTTTTGCCACAGACATTGGGATACCTGCTTTCTTAGCAAAGGCTTTATTGTGAGCTGCTGCAAGCATTAATTTATGTTGGGCAAGTGTTTTTGATGCCATTTTAAATACCTATTGTTGTGGTAGGGTTGGGAAAATTACGTCTAATGGGAAACCAGACTGTTGCGGGATATCAAGTAACAACTGTCGATATTCTGCTAATTTGGTTTTATATTCATCTGTAAAACCAGCATAACGTAATGGGTTTTGAACTATTGCATCTAGTTCTTGTAAATAATAAAGTCTTAAATCTCTAATTTCATCTGATAAAACACTAATTTCAAATTGTGCATTTTTTTCAAATTGCTTAGTCACTGGGTTGAATTCATAAAATCTATTGGGCTTACTTAGAGTTTCAATATTTCCATCATTATAGTAAATCACCCCTTTTGTATCTTTTAAAAGGTTTAAATCTTTTTCAAGTATTTCTATGGAGAAGACATCATCATCTAATACTATAGATTCAGGAGTTGAAGTATTAATAATACTTTTGCATAGATTATTTGTTTTATAAAATAAAATTAAATTAGCCATTGTTATCTCTTAAAAAGAATAGCTGTGTAATATAAAGAATCTGCCCATACAACTGTTTGGGTAGTTGCAACTCTACAAGTTATGGATATTGTTATTGTATCCCCTGCCGCCACATCAACGTGTTCTGTGTTTTTATAAGTCATCATGCTGCCGTTCATTCCAGATGTGTGAGGTGTATATGATACAGCACTACCTGCATTAATCTTGAGCCAGTAAGTCTCTGTATTTGAATTCACATAACTTCCATTTTTAGTAACCCCTGACCAAACTTCAGTAGTATAGTCATTTGCCGTACTGTTGTTATGAATAACAGCACTGGTATTAATTGCTAATTTACCAGCAGTTGGCATTGTTATAGTAGTAAATGAAGTTTTATACTGAGAACCAGCTGTATTTATTTGTAAAGGAAACCCAGAAGTACCATATTGATAGTTTTGTTGCCAATAATTGGTAATAGCATTAGTATTTATATTAGCCGTAGCAACAACATTACCATTAAAAGTAAATGTACTACCGTTAAAACTAATATTAGCAGTTGAGTTACCTATAGCAAAAGTACCATTAGAGTTTAAAACTGCACCACTACCTGTCATAGTAGTTCCACTTACAGCAGGAGAAGTGCCTACGGTAACTGTACCTGCAAAACTACCTGTAGCCGCACTTAAACTTCCTGCAAATGAGCCTGTTGCGGCTGAAAGAGAGCCAGCGAATGTACCCGATGCGGCAGATAATGCACCACTAAATGTACCACCACCAAAGAATTTAGCCGTGCTACCATCCCATGATAAACCATTTGACATTGTTCCAGATGCACCTGTGCCAATACTAAATCTAGGCACACCTCCATTATAATCAAGCCAATAACCCGTACCTGTGGCAAAGTTACTCATGCCCGATTTAATGACACCACCTGTGGAAACAGTTAATGCATTATTAACAGTTAATGCACCAGTATTCACAGTAAAGGCTGATAATGTATCAACTTTAAATAAAGTTAAATAAGGTGAACCCCAAGTGGTTGAATTCGTATTTGGATTATATGTTCCGTCACATTGCCATTGGAATTGACCAGTCACAAGTGTTTGGGTATTGGTGTACCAAGTATCGTTTGCTGAACCAGTAGCGGTTATATTTCCAGATGGATTAGATGATGCAGCAGAAGAGCTTGAATTCTTTAAGTAAACCCTAACAGCCGTGCTACCACTTGAGCCATTAGTTCCTAATTGTGACACAACAGTAGGTGTAGACCACGTTCCTGCTGTTAATGTACTGTTTATTGTTGTTGTCGGTGGGTTTGTAACAAAGGTAAACTGGCATTGATATGTTGGTAATGTTTGTGATGCCGCTGGCATCGTTTTAGACCAAGGTGATGGTTGATTTAATACATTGCCATTGAAAACATATGTTCCACCTGATGGAGCAGGAGGTGTGGATGCTGGGTTAGGTTGATAGTAAATGGTAGCTGTATAAACAGATGACCCTGCAAGACCTGTGTCACCTAGTATTTTACTCCATGTGTATAATGCAGGGTTTGTTGATTCCGTTGGTGAGCTTTGATTCACAGCAATACCTATATATGACATTCCTGTAGGTGAATCAGTTAAGCCTGTTCCAGACGCATCAGTAGCATATTTAGTCCAAGTATATGATGGTACACCTGCTTTGGCTTTAGTTATTGTCTGTGTTTCAGTTAATGTGACCGTTGTTCCATCCGACTTCTTAGCCGTAATTGTAAATACAACACTCACAGAATTTGTGCCAGTAACCATATTGCTATGATTAGCAATAATAAATGACGTTGTTGCATTACCACTTGTTGCACCAAGTGTGATTGTGCTTGCAGGATTTTGTGACACAGAAACAGAGAATGTGCCATTTGTCACAGTGCCAGTAGTATAAGTTAATGCGGTTGAGCCTTCAAATACTTGAATTGTTGTGCCAGAATTAGGATAAGTACCACTTGAGCTTCCATCACTTGCTGTTGGAATTGTGACGTTATTATTTGAATACACAATACTAATTGCACTAGAACCGTCTTGCAAGATAGGAATCGTTTGCTCATCTAATTTAGTTGTTGTTCCACCAGCTAAATAAACTTCGACTTTTAACTGTGTGAGGTTATTTGCACTTGGTGTATAGGCATAGGTTGATTGGTCTGATGTAGAAGTATAACTAGCCGTTAATGACCCATTTTCATAAACTTTAAAACGTCCAGCATAAGCAACAGGGTTTGCAGTTCCCGTTTTACTAAACGCACTCATTGACACAGTTGTTGGAGTATAAACAAGTGCTGTGCTACGCTTTAAAGAATCTGTGCAACTAATCCAATATGAAGTGGTATCCACACCGTTTTGGAAACTAATCACAGGTGTTGACCATCCAGTGATATTGATTGCGGTTGTATTACCAGCAGGTGCTGAAACCACTGCTCGTGATACATAAACAGGAGTCGTTCCAGTTGGGATATCAGCACTCCATGTTGCACCAGTTGACGTTGGTAGACTTGTTATAGGTGATGCATTGCCGAAAGTGTAAGTCCCGCCTGTAGGCGTTGTAGTTGGCACACCGCGAGTGTAAACAGATATTTCTGCAACATTAGCTCCTTCAATACGACTAGGTGTATCCCATGTATAATTTGACGCACCCGTGGCTTTAAAACCTACACTTGACCACAATGGGTTTAATGAAGCAGGAACTGATGCAACATCGGTATACCATTGAATAGGTGAGCTAGGTACACCACTTGACGCAGCGGGAGTTGCTGGTTGAGATGCACTACGCACAAAGATGAAATCAACAGCATCACCTGTATCACCTTTGATGCCCGCACGACTTAATGAATAGGTTACACGACTAACAAGAATACCACTTAATGCTGTGCCAGTTGAATCATAAATGGTCGTTGCAATATCGAGATACGCACTATCAGCAGACATTGCTGTTGGAGCAGGAAGGATTAATTTAGTACCGCTAATTGTTCCACCAGCTACTGTGACGTTTGTTGCACTCACAGTGCATTTAAAGGTATTAGCACCACCAATAGCACTATATGTTAATTGTGTTGAGCCAATATAGGCGGTAATTTCACATGAACCTGATACAAATGAAATCCCTGAGAATCCTAAATTGGAAGCAGGGAATGTCATATTTTCATTAGATAACACAACTGTAGGTGTTGATGACCCATCAAGTAACATTGGCACAGTGATGGTATCGGTTAATGTAGCACCGATAACATTATTAATTGTACCTGTTATTGTGCAACTATAAGTGTTTGTTGTTACTGAATTATAATCAGCAATAGGAATAGTATAGAATGAAGTAGTTACACCACTAATGATATTGCCGTTTTTCTTCCACACATAACCTGTGATGGCAGATACGTTCTGATAACTCGTGGTTAAAGAAATACCCGTGCTAGGTGTAACAATACCTGAAGATGATTTATTGAATATTGCGGCAGCTTGGTCAATACTAAAGTTAGCACCATTTGCACCCACAACACCATCTTTTGCTTTAGTAACGGCATAGGTTAAAGTTAATGATTGACCTTTATAGGATGCAGTAAATGTGATACTTCCGTATGATTGTGCATCAGGCATTGCTGTTGCAGAATAAACACCTGTGGAAGAATTAATACTTGCGGTTATGTTACTGGGTGTCCCTGCTGTAAAAGTACATAATGTTGTGACATCTTGTGTGCCAAGCCACACTTTAAATGTACCTGTCGCATTATCAAAACCACCAGCGGGAACAACACCTATTGTGCTACTATTGACCACAGATACAGGGATAGTTAACATACCTGTGAGAAGCAGTGATGTTTCACCACCACCACTATAATAATTAGCGGGATGCCATTGAATAGACCCATCATCTCTGGCTCTAAACCAAGGTGCAGTATCTACTAGATTTGAAGAAGGTTGAGCAGGAACAACACTACCACCACTGGGCATTGAACCAGCAACAACAATTTGACCAAGTGCGTCTAAATATAAAGCCATTTACACAATCTCCAATATCTCAAATCCAGCTTGATGAGTATTCACATATGGGTTTTTTAAGGATGACAAAGAGGCTAATCGACCCATAAAATTACGTTTATAACCATATATTGTATCGGTATAATCGGGGATTATCAAGACCTCATTAACGATATCTGATACACGAATAACCTCTAATGTTTGATAGGCTTCAACATCCGTTAACCAATCTAATGTGAAACTAAAATTACGTCTAATTGGCATTGATTTAAAGTATTCAACTCCACCCACAGATGTGTCCACAGTGGATTGCGATACATAACCGAGTCCTGCTCCAGCAGTATGATTCACAGTAGGTTGAATGGTTGCGCCAACAAACATACGACCAATGCTAATCGGAGCAGTGCTGGTAATTGTGACGGTAAATGTACCTGATGCGGTTGCTGATAATCCAAATATTAAATCTTGATTAGCCACAACAGTCGTTAATGTACCGCTATTGTATGCACCATTTGACAATGAATACGTTGCACCAACAGGTAGATTTGTTTTAATGATACCAATGGCACGAATAGAGGTTGCGGTAAACGTGAAAGTAACTGAGTTCCCTGTTGTGATTGCAGGTTTAGATAATAATTTGTTTTTGATATTTGTAATTGGAAATGACGCATTCCAAGAACCACCACTTAGGGTTGAAGAATCAATTTGATTACTATACCCAAGCATTATATTTGCCATATTATCCCCACAATTTTAAGTCAAGTTTATTATTTTCAAAGTCCGTTTGAATACCGATAACACGAAGATACTTACCGCTAGATAATCCGTAACGTGAACTCGTTACTTTTACCACATTGCCTAAATCCACAGCGGATAAAATAGACGCATCAACTTTAACCGATACGGTCAAGATGATTCTTGATGGGTCATAGATGCTGAGTAATCTTTGTGCTTCAGGTTCAGCATATTTTAATCCACAAAGAAGCGTTGAAATTGCAATCTCTTGTGCATTAGGATGCGCTGTTTTAATTGAATCATCTTTTTTTACTGATTGACGAATTTCTTTTTCTAAATATGATTTATGGTCAGCCGCAACAGAACTTGCAAGTGAATCACCAGTTTGTACTGTCCAATTCTTATCATGTTCTAATGTGATTTTGTACACAGCGTCTGTGGAACTATTCACGCTCACAGATTCGCGTTCAATTGACATAATACTAGATTCATCAAAGTCAGCCACTGACGTTGAACTCGGAGCATCAAGTCTTAATATTCTAAATTTATTTAATGAATCGAATCCCCACCAAGCACCAATAGACTCACAAAGTTTATCAAGCACATCAGAAACCATCATGTCACTTGAAACCACAAGTCCTACATTAGCTGCAATCTGTGAATCTAATGTTGTGTAATCAGCTAAAACTAAATCACCTGTAGTCAATCCACCCGTAGATGTGACTAATCGTCTCACAATCTGAGCCACAGTATTATCTTCAATAGTTTTATATTCCCAAGCCACAACAGTGATTGTTCCAGTTGGTGTGCTACCAAGTTTAATCATACCCTCTGCTAAACAAGTGTTAAATGCCCCTAGAGCAGGTGCAGAAGCTCTAAGTAATGCAGAGGTAGCGTAGTTGCTTCCACGAGCCAAATACGCTCCTTTATCGAAGACATTGACCACTTCTGCTAATGCACCTGTGGATATTTGATAAAGTAAATAGAATGAATTAATTAGCACAGGGGTGAGATTTGTTACACGACCAAAAATCATTGGTTTCTGTGCATCTTTTAAATCTGTTCCACCTTCATTGAAAATACTAATGTTGTCATTTGTACCAGCAAAAAGTAATGGTTGCACTTTCTTTTTCTGAAGGTCAGTAATTCTATCACGAAGACGGATAGATACTCTTTGCCATTCAAATGCCGCTTGAGCCACACCAGCAATTAATACTGTTGTGAATGTAGAATAAGCCGCATTAGGCTCACCCACTTTAAGTGTCACAGTGCGACCATCGAAAGCATAACCACTAAAGATATCAAGACCACCATCAATATTCTTTAAGGTTAATTCACCATAGCTAGATGTTGTTGTACCACCTATCTTCCCACTATTAAATATATCCCTACGCATTAAGCAGGGTTGCTCAATGCGGGGTTCATAATAAGTACCATTTACGGTATCAACATACCCTGTGCCAGTTGAATAGCGCAGGGTTTCAATTGTTGATGCTGTTAAATTATAGGCTGTTATTTCTGCTAAATAAATCATGCTGCAAGTGCCTGTATGCGGTTAGATTGTTCGATGCCTTTTGAGCTTGATGTTAAATCAGTTAATTGTGCCACCACGGTTTGATTCGATTCTACTTGCACATTTACTAATGCACGAGTTTCAACTACTAATTGTGCCAACTGTTCATTTGATAATTTAAGTTCAGCAATATATGCTGTTGTATTAGTATTTGAATCATTTGCAGCAGGTTTTGATGTTAGTTCTAATGTGGTTGGTGATGATACAATTGAATTAGCTCCTTCAATACCTGCCATTGTTGGGTCAAATATCGAAACAGTTGAATTTGCTGTTTCTAATTCGTTATACTTGGTTGTAGCCATATCAACCATCTTAGCCGTATTATCCGCTATCTGTGTTGTTTTTTCAAGCATTGTTGTTTGGTAATCCACAGCACCTAAATTAGATACTTTATTCACAACATCCTGAACCATATTCGCACCTAAGTCACCAGCACCATACATTTTTTGAATGTTTGTGATAAAGCTATCTGCATACCCTGTGATTTTAGATTGTGCATTAGCCACATCAGTTGCACTATTTGCATTAGGATTATTAAGAATCGAAAGCATTGATTCAAATGCATCTTTTGACGCTTTAAACTGTGATTCAGGTGAACCAACAGTTGTTGTCATTTTACCTAATACCCAATCAGATACTGATTTCTTAAATGATTCAATTGAAGCTGCTGTTTTCACAATAGTATTATCAAATGCTTTTAATGACATAGCAGTAACAGTATTCACATCAGTTATTTTATATGATGCTTTTTCAGCATCCGATAATGATTTTTGCCAAGCTAAAATATTATCAATCACAAGTGGGATTGCATCGTTTACTTTTGTTTGGTAATCAAGACCAATTAATGATGCCTCATTAGCACGAGTTTGTGTTTCAAGTTGTGTTGTTGTTTTACCAAGAATAGATTCATAAACAGTTGAAACAGACTTATAAGTATCAGTTAAACCTACTAATCCATCTTGTGTTGTCACAACAGATTTTGATAATTCTTCAACTGCTGTGCTAACAACACTGTATTTAGTTATTAATTTATCAAACTCAGTCGCTTGTTTTTTAACATCAGTCAACTTGAACACACTGCTCAAATCCGATTTTAACTGAGGTAAAACATCATCTGTGATGTTAGTAAAAGGTTTAACTAATTGTTTTGCTGAATTAACATAACCTTCAGTTATAAACTTAGTTGAATCTTTAAAAAATGCATCACGTTGTTCATTAAATCGTGATGTATTGGTTGCGATTGATTTTTCATTAGTATTAATTAATGGAAGTAATTTTTCCATAAATGGTGTTTTTGTTTCTTGTGCTGATTTCTGCTCAAATGTTTTATAGCCTAATTTCTTGGCTGCTTCATTGAAATCAGATGATGTGAGAAGCTCAATATTTGGCTCAATTTTTTCCAATTGTTTTAAAAGTTTCTTCTGCTCATCAGATTTGGCTTCTGTTCTTAATTGACCATATGTCATAGTAGTGCCAAAGTTTAAAGGAAGAGTGCTTTTTAACGAACCTAAGCCACTAACCACACCACTTATTGATAAAGCTGTTGACGTTAATGATTTATTAACCTCTTTAAGTTCCTTAATTGTTTCATCTTTTGTACCAACTGTAGGGGTAGTCAATGAGATAGTTGGTATATTCACACCAATGTCACCTGCCGTAGATGCAATAGATACTGATGATGCATTAATATCTGAAATACGTTTGACTAATGTTTCAATTGACATGGCTGATTGCTCACCAACGGTATTTGTCAATTTATAGAAATTATTCATTACATTTATGAAATTCTTTAAACCATCACCTGCTTTATACGATGATTCATATAAATCAACCATATTTTCACTAAATGAGATTAAACCCAATCCAGTTAGGTTTGTTTCAATTCCCATATTTTTAAGTGTGCCAGTAACAACCGCAGCATTACCACCAATACGACTTAATGCTTCAAACGCCCCTTCACCCATTTTAATGAATGGGGTGATAAATCCATTAGAAACCTCTTCAACAATAGAATCCATTGTTGTGTTTACCGCAGTATTTATTTTAGTTGCAATTTCATCTGATTTGAGTTTACTTAATGATAATTTGATTTTAGGAAGTGTAAACGCTTTATCAAATATATCTTGCACACCAAGTGAATTAATTAAATTGCTGAGTACAAAATTGAAATTGTTGAACACACGGGATAATGCAACCGTTAGTTCTGTATTTAAACCATTAATAATATCATAAATTTTAACAGTATCACTAAACCAACCTTTAATGGTCATTTTGATTTTACTATAATTCATCACAGGTAAAACCACTTCATCAACAGCTTCACCTGCCGCAGCTAAAACATAATCAGTTGATTTGGTAACAATACCATAACCAATAGCTTCATATTTTACTTTACCGATACCAAGGAGTTCACCTAGACCATAAATTAATCCAGCTATAAGTAATCCACCTGCAAGACCTATCATTGCACCACCAACCATCATAGCACTCATACCAGATGCACCCATTGCTGCACCAACTGAGCCAGCCATTGCCGCAGAGGAAGCGGCAGCTGTTGATATACCAATACCAAGTGATGTTGCTCCAGCATTAATTAGTGCCGCACCAGCATATAGACCTGCTTGAGCTACAAGACCTGTTGCACCTAATGCAGCAGACATACCTAAATTAGCAGCAATCATTGTATTAGAACCCAAAGGGTTCATTGATGCTGATGTAGCTGCTTGGGTTGAACCTTTAAACGCACCATTCTTTTGAACTGCCATTGTGATGGTGTTATCGACCGATTTACCTAGATTTTTAAATCCATTAGCGATATCTTTTAATGTATCCCATTCAGCAGCATGGATATCATTCAATGTTTTAATGATATTACTCACAGAATTAGAACCAATATCACTATTACCACGCACAGTGCCTGTGGTTCTGGTATCTGGTGTTGAAGTATCCGTTACTTTATCTTTAAATAATCCACCCATCAACCCTGTGATAATAGAGCCAGCAGCGGCTAAACCAGCCACAATGAAGTTACCAGTCATTAATGCTTGCATGGCTACGTTCATCAATCCTTGACTAATTGATGCAACCATATTCTTAAACATATCTCTGAATGCAGAGGTAAATGATTTACCACGAGTTAACACATCACTGAACATTGTGCTAAAGCTAGATGCAAATGTACCAGTTACAGTCGATTTAATCTCATTCAAACCTTTTAAGGTTTCTTTTGTGTCAATCAAACTTCTGATTTTATCTGCTTCCTCACCTGTCGCTCCAGCAGTACGGATTGCTCTTTGCTTTTCTAATTCCACAGTAGAAGAAGTAAGCGATTCCATCAAGTCAATATTACCTTGTTTTAAATTAGGAATCACATTGGCTTGTTGTTGCAACAAATCTAATTCAATTCTTGATACATCAGATGCTTGCTTTTTAGTATTCGCAATCTCTGATTCCAACGCTAATTTTTTATTTAATGCTGCAACTTCAGCATCAAAATTTGCTTGTGTTGGTGCAGTAGCCGCTAATGCTTTTGCTGTTTCTAATTCAGCAACCGCTTTAGCACTCGCTTTTGATAACTCATTTTCTTTATCTGTTATCTGTTTAAGCATTGCATCAATCTCAGGTATTGCAAACCCACCCTTTTCAACTCCGAGTGTTTTTGCTTCAAGTGACATTGATTGACGTTCTTTTAAGAAATCATACGCATGAGCAGTACCATAAGCCGCTTCAGTTTGTTTATCCAATGCTTCAATTACTGATTTGTTTGCAGATTCAAATTCTTTTTGTGATTGAACAGCATTTTTATATTCTTTCTCAGTTTCTTTTAAAGCACCTTGTGCTAAATCAAAACCTTTCTTGGTTATCTTAGATGGTGCAGAATCAAATTCATTTCGTGCTTGAGCTAACTTAACTTCTTTTTCCTTTAAGTCATTTAGCTTTTGTTGAAGTGTAATTAATTCTTTTGATTGTGTACCACTTTCACCATTTAATCTTCCAAGAATCTCAGGTGCAAATTTACGAGTTTCTAATGTTAGTTTTGACACATCCCCTTGCACACCTTGCACACGACCTTTACCTGCGTTATAAGCCGCTAATGCAAGTCTTACATCATTATTAAATGATTTCATTAAATCAGCCATTATCTTTGCGGCTGTATCAATGCTTTTTTCAGGGTCAAGTCTGTCTTTTGCTGCAAGTTTATATGTTTGCGCAGTCGATTCGCCAATCTGCATTAGACCTAAACCAGATTTAGCTCCAGCATAAGATACTGCATTTGGATTACCTCGTGACTCTTGAACTGCCATAGATGCAAGTAATGTAGGTGACACACCATACTTAGCACCAGACTTTTCAAACATATCTTTAAACTGTGCAACTTCAGATAATGCTTTATTTTTATCAATTGACACAGAAAGCGATAAAGGATGTTTAGCACTAAAGTTAGTAAGCTCATTGCTTAATGTGCTAATTTCATCACGCACACCTTTGATAGCGGTATCCATTGATTCAATTGTTTGAGCTTTTGCTTCTGGTTCTGACCAGCGTTTGGCTTCATCATTTGCTTTTTTTCTTTCAGTAAATGCTTCTTTTTCAGCAAAGATACCTGCGTATTGTTTACGATAAATTTCATCGTAATTAATACCAATATCAGTTAGATGTTTTTTATATGATTCTAAGTCTTCAAATCTAACCCGTGTGCCATCTTTAATTGTCGTTCTTTGTTTTTCTAAATCTTTATCCATTTCTTTTAAAATGAATTGTTCTTGTTCAGAAAGACCTAGTCTGCGCAATTCTTCATTGTTGAGTTCTGATTGTTTTTTAGCAATTGATGTTAATTGTGCAATCTCATCTTCACGAGCTTGTTTTGCTTCATCATAACGCTTCTTATTTAACCGTCCTTGTTCATCATTCGCAAATCCAATATTAGCCGCATCTAAACCAGATGGTGTGAGTTTAGATAGCATACTTGATGCTGATGCAGATGATTGTTTTGGAACATTTGATAAACCAAAGTCCATTGAAGAAAACTGACTACCCAATGCTTTCTGCTCTTGTGAGGCTAATGGTTTTTGATATGCTCGTTCTTGAGCTTTCTTTTCAGCTTGTTTTGTTGCCGAATCTATTTGCTCAGAAATCCAATTTCCAGCAACGCCTGTTGGTGATAAGTCATATATTTTTTGCACAACATTATCAACTGATTCAATTGCACTACCTGCAATCGCTTTTGCATTTGGGAATTTTTTATCTAACCAATCTTTAAAATCAGATAACTTGCTCATCCAATTTGAAATAGAATCACCAAGTCTATCAGTAACGACATCAAATACATCACCCCATGTTGCAAGACCATCACCAGTGACTTTTATTTCATCTTTAAGTAACGCAAAACCAGCAGTTAATCCAGCTATAACAGCAACAGCCGCACCAAGAGGATTAATAGCAATAGCAATAGCACCAAAGGATAACGCATATGTAGCAATAGCCGCTGTTGCAGCACCTATAACACCAACAACAATATTAAAATTATCAGCTATTTGTTGTGCCATACGATAAAACTTATCGGAGGCTTCAGTACCTTGATTTAATTGACCTACCCATTTTGTGAAACCATTCTCAATTGTTTGAAATGCTTGGGCAAATGTTTTATGTGTTTTTTCAAATGTTGCATCAATCTCATCTTGACCCATGATAATAGCTTTAGCGAATGCAGCAGACGCTACTTCACCTTGATACATCATATTTCTTAATGCAGAAATAGATAACTCATGTGTCTTTTCACTTCTAATCTTATCTAATTCGGCTTCTGATGCACCTCTAAGCGATGCTTCTTGTAATTTGATATCTTTAGCCGCGTCTTGATAATGCTTAGCCACAGTAGCCATTACATTAGGCATACTATCCAAAATAGATTTGAATTCTTGCCCACGAACAGTCACACCACCAAGAGCTTGCTCTAATTGAAGTAGACCACCACGAACAGCAGAAGGAGATGTTCCCATAATCGCAAGTGATTTTGTGACCACATCAATCATCTTAACTGTTTCACCTTGTGTCATATTCAAGGTTTCAGCAGCACGAGACATTCTTAAATAAATAGAGGTGATAGCTTCTAATGGCGCACGGTTATCTTGAGCAAGTTTGAATAACTTCTCTTGCATCTGAACAGCACCACCTGTTTTCTCTGTGGCAATACCCACAGCATTCACAAAGTGTAGCCAGTTATCTGCGTACTCCATTATCTGACGACCAGATAGAACCACACCAACAGCCATTAATGCACGATGTACAGAATTCAATGAATCCGTTACTGCACCTAATGCGTTAGTTGTTCCTTGTGTGTTTGCAGTTGGTTGGTTAGTGGACAAAGGTGACATACCTTGTCTGCCTGTCCAAGTAGAATTAAGTGCTGCTTGTCTGGCTATAATTCTATCTTCACGAGCTTGTGCATCTGCTGTTTCTTTTATTGCTTTAA